TCTTTTACTGCAGTGCTAAGTATTTCTATTTTTTTCATAAAATACTCTTGAAGTTTTTTTAGGTCGTCTCTTGTAACTTGCTTGTCTTCCATTTTTATCCTTGAGGGCTAGATCTTAATTTGTTTATGTGATATGATATATAATATCACGCTTAATATTATAGTCAACAATTATAAATAAAGGAATTAATATGAATTTTAGTGAAGATATTTTAGATAAGCTTAGATTGATGACTGACGATGAGAAGATGGAGTTTATTCAGGATAATACGCTTACATCTGGAGGTGCGGCCAGGTATCTAGAGATAAGTAAGCAGACTCTTGTTCGCTGGGATACTATTGGGAAATTAAAGCCTGATCTTGTATTTGAGAATGGATATAGGTTTTATTTTAAGTGGTCGCTAGAGAAGTTTAAGAAGGGTATAGAATAAAAATGAACAAGAAAGAGGCCATAGAGCATATAAAGTTAGCTGTTTAAAAATAATAAATTACAAGAATAGAATAGGAAGGAAAATGTTTATATATGAAAGATTTAATAGAATAGAGGCTGCTAAATATTTAGGTGTGTCAACAAGTTTTATGAGGCGCATTGAGGGTGAATCAAAAATTAAATACTCAGGAAGCAGATGGCACGGCGATAGGTATATTTATTTTCTCAAAGAAGATCTGGATGAATATATAAAGTTTTACAAGGAAAGTTACGATGGACAAAAAGACTAAAGAACGTAACAAACGGTTGTTAAAATATATTTGGGAGTTTAGGAAGCAATCTGATGTCACCCCTTCTGATTTTATGCCTATAAAAATGATGGTCTTGCTCGTGAGGAATTTTTAAAAGATCTTAATCTAGATACTTTTAGTTTATGTAAAAATATTAAAATAAATGCATCTAGTATAGATGTGTTGGTTTATAAACTTGAAATAGTCTACCCAGGACTTATAGATAAAATATACGACAAAATAGATCTGTTCCCGCATAGATTTGGAGATAAATTATTTATTGTTAAAAGAATACACAGGAAGTCAGAAGAAACGTTTGCAGAAGTTTTTGTAACGTCAATAGAATAAAAATAGCTCGCATGGCCTAGCGCTACGAGCTATTTTTATTTTGCAATTTCTTGCATATTGACTTAAATTAAATCTTTCAATCCGTTATAAAAAAATTTAACCATCAATAAAAGAGGACCTTATAAAGAGAATTTCAAAACCCCGAAGTAGAATTTCAAAATCCCTTTAAAAAAGAGGACCTTATAAAGAGAATTTCAAAACCCCGAAGTAGAATTTCAAAATCCCTTTAAAGAGGATTTTATGTTATAAAGAGGATCTAATGTTAGCAGAATGCATTGATAAATCAAGAGTTTTAGACAGAAACAATAAGATAAACTACAACTTTCTTCGTGAGCCTGGGTTTTCTATACCGGCTATAAATTTAAAGCACCTTCTTTTTGGTCTTTCAGATGCCAAGCGCGGCATATTAGATTACATTTTTTGCATGCTTCCACGTCAAAATGGAATATTCTCTAGTCAGGCCCACATAGCTGATAATGTTGGCATAACTAGAGAGTGGACTAACAAGTGTATAAAAGATCTTGTCTCTTTAGGGTTGCTTAAGAAAATTTATCGCCACAGGAAGACTTGTATCTACATGGTCCCTGAAAAACTATTTGCGGCTAAGAATATCAAGTGGCTTGTAAGGCTCTTTCCATCGATCTACAAGTTATTAACAACTAACTTCACACCTAACTATAAATATTTAAATTACTTAAATATGAAAAAACTTTCTATACAGATATTGAGTCAATTAGGGTTAAATATGTTCGGAGAAGAGAACAATAAAGTAGAAAATTCCTATGAATTTATTGATTCGGTAAAAAATGGGACAAAATTGGACATAAAGGCTCTAATTAACTTCAGGGGCCTCACAAAATGCCTAGGAGTATTCTGTCTAACTCAACATGGCATTATAAAACTTATGGGTTACTCTAACGAAGTTCTCTTAGAGGCCCTAAAGGTTTACGAAGAAACTGACATGAGCTTATTTGATGACTACTTTGAGCAATTTACTGTAATCTGCGACAGAATATCGCACATTAATAACCTAAAGGTTGATCACTTTTTGGTTAACTGTCTAAAGAGTATGTATGGTATAACCCACTTTGGTTTAACTATAGGCAATAGCCAACACGATTCAAAAATTACTTCTTTTTTGGAAGCTAACGGGATCGCAAGAAACCACAAAAGGGAAGTTAATAAGCAGTTTAACAATAGACCAGCCCGTAAAGGGTATAAGCAAGTAAATGAAATTAGGTCTATGGATGACGTATGCGCTAAGATTCTTACTTACAGTCCTGTTACACTAGAACATGTAAAAGCTGACACTGAACGTTTAGATAGGGAGCTACAAACTGAATTTGGAATTGTACTTGAAAAGACAAAGCCACATCTTCATCTTTGGACCCATCAGCTTAAGATGGCGCGCCTGAAAGATGAGGTAGCAAGTGAGATATACCGAGTTGGAACTGCATTAATAGCTGGTCATGCGTCGATGTACCTGACTCTTAGGACTGTATTGATAAGGTATATGATATCAAAGGGTATAGATGATCCGTGGGAAGATGCTAGAACAAGTTTTTATAGAGCAAAGCTTATGGCCGTGCTTGCACTCAGGACTATATTCGCAGAAGGACTTCATGTTGTTACTCTAGACATTTTGGCTATTTGCGAAAAGCTGTTAAAATAAAAAAAGCGAAGCAGGGAAAAAAAATAAACTAGCTTCGCTTTTTTAAATAAGGTCCTCTAGAAAATATCACTAGGAACATTCGATGTCTAATATTACTGAAAATAAAAGATGGGAGCAGTTTTTAACTGACGCTAAACAAACAACCAGAGACGATATCTACCAAATCTTTTTTAAGGCTACTTTTGGTGGCACACATGCACAAAGACGCAAGATAATGCTTTTCTTGTCTCCAGAGCATGAGCGTCTTCAGGACTCTGTTGTTTTTTCTAATGCTTTATGGCAAGAGCAACTATCAAGCAACTTTCCAGGGATAGATGGGTTTCTGTTTGTAACCAATAAAAACAGGTCTTTACACAGTATCTCAGAAGATGAATATAAGCTTTACGTTGGAAGCGCTAAGCCCATGAATTTTAAACAACGAGCAAAGTCTTTATGGGATGTCTTTTTACTAAAAATAGAAGACGGCTACGATCAGATGGCGATAGATATTATTAAAAGAGCTACGTACCTTTCATGTAATATTTCTGAAAAGACTGTTTATATATCTCTTGCTCCAGTAGATACTGGGTATTATGGCCACCATTTTGTTCTTCATTACCGTTTTTTTTGGTCAAGCTTTCTGCAGGAGGTGTTTGATGGATGTAATCGCTTTATGTTTGTGTCAGAAGGTTACAGATATACAAAGAAAAACTCTTTAACATCAAAAGATTATGTAGATAAGCTTAACGGCAAGGAGATTGTTGGCTCAGATAATACAAGTTCAAATATTATCCTTTGGGGTACTTTTGTAAATGATATTACAGCCTCACTTTCTCCTATAGAGTACAGAGTCTTTACTGAAGCTGATTTTGTTGCATGTCACGGTAATACGGTATATATAAAACTAAACGAGAATCCAAAGGTTAAGCAGTCCGCTAAGGACGGTTTTGCCCGCAACCTTCCAGCCGTAAGAGAATATCTTGATTCAGTTTTCGGTCAAAAAATGAATATAAGCATAGATGTTCCATCTTCTGATACCTTTGAATACCCGGCAGAAGATGTAAGGGATAGCCGTAGTTTTTCTTACTGGTTTTGTGAAGATATCCAGTCAGTGTTAGATACTGTAGACGGGTATAATAATTTAGAATATAAACCCTTGGCTATGCTAGACAAGGAACAAGCTGTTATAGAGAAGTCAGAACTTCCACTTTACTGTCTTTCAAGGTATAGAACAAAAATAGTATCTAAAATCGTTAAAGAACTTAACTTAACTCCTCATGGTGAAGCCAGACTTGCGGCTTATGCTGATGAAATGAAAGAATTGATATTTAATGACCTCAGAAAAAAGCATGACTCATTCTTTAATATTTATGCGTTTCTAACTACCTGTAATGCCCTATATAATAATGGCGGCGTAGGTCCTGACTTTAGAATATATAACGAAATTATTAGCTTTGAGGGTATTTCTAAAAACGATCCACTTAGCTACCCAAAGCTAGATAAATACAACTTTCTTAATATTGAGTCTCACACAGATAAAAAAAATAAAGCTATTCACCATATGGGCAGAGTAAGCTCTTACTGTAAAGCAAGATCATCCAGATTAAGACAAGAAGACTCTTTAAACTTAACTAAACTTCAGAAGCTAACCAATAGATTTAAAGGCATTGCTGTGGGAGGTTTATCAGAGTATATGGATTTTGATGAAGTAAGAAGTAATGTATTTACTTTTAATGGTGATTGCATAGATCTTAAAAATTCAGTAAAAATTATACATGACGTTGCAAGCCTAAATAACAACTACAAAGATGTTTCATACATGCTCAGGATTTTAAATTCCAAACTGCTTTAATTAGTAGTGGCGCGGGCTGTAACACAATCCCACGCCGGCCAGTAATAAGTATTATATTTATAACATCTTTTTCTTAAAGGAGAAACGTGAGTAGTTATAAGATCATAATACCAGGTGAGCCAGGATCTCTGATAATGGATGGTGAAAATAGGTTCTGGTCGTCAAGTAAACAACGCAGATGTAACGCTAAAATAGAAACAGAACGGCAGTTTCCTCACGATAAGCTAACTAGCCCACTTGCTCTTTATGTAACCTTTTTTTTTAGGCCAAAAAGACAACTTACCCTGGAGCCGCTCATCGGTAAACAGAATGTTTCTAATCCCAACATACATGCTCTTTTGAGGTATGTTTCTGATATACTTTCCGGCATAGTCTATTTTAATGATAATATTATTTATTCAATATCTGCTGATAAATACTATAGTATAAACTCCAGAACTGAAGTTAAAATCATAGAAAGAGAGGTATATCATGTTGACAGAGATAAAGAAATCCAAGAATACAAAGAACGTAAAAAAAGTAACAAAGTCCTCGCCGAAAAAGCGTACTTCTAGGACTAAAAAGCCTTCCAAAATAAACCCTACCAAAAACGACTCAACAAAAACAACAACTAAAGGGCAGTTTGACTACTTCTTCGAGCCCTCAACACTCAGACAAAAACCAATCTCACTTTTTGATATTGAACGTCTAGCCGTCAAGCTAATTCACTGGTCACAGGACGAAGAGCAAGAAGCTTTAAAGATAACCCAGTTTTACAACCTTGTGGGTATTCACGCTTCTGATTTTCATAGATGGCTTAAACGTAGCGATAAGCTTAAGATAGCGTATCGTAATGCGCTCGATACTATCGGTACAAGAAGAGAAATAGGTGCCATAAAGAGAAAGTACGAAGTCACTATGATTAAGTCAGCTATGCCCATTTATGACCCTGAATGGAAAGAGCTTCTTAAGTTGCAAGCAGAGCTTAAAAAACAAAATGATAATAAATTTAGCGGTGATCTTACTGTTGTTATGGATAACTTTGGACTAAAAAAGGATAAAGAGGAGTAGCTTTGGCAGAAAAAGAGAAGAAAATAGTAAAGCTTGATAGGTTTAAGCCGCGTTCCTATCAGTTACCCATTGTAGATGCTATAGAGAATAAAGGGATGAAGAAGATTATTGCAGTGATGCCGCGCCGCGCCGGGAAGGATATTGCTGCTTTTAACATTGCTGTTCGTCAGGCTCTTCGTAAGCGCTGTATAATCTACTACCTTCTTCCCACATTTTCTCAGGCTCGACGTGTAATATGGGATTGTATAACCATAGATGGAAAGAGGCTTTTAGATTTTATACCTGAAGAGCTTATAGTTAGCCTTAACTCTTCTGAGATGAAGATAACTTTTTTTAATGGATCTATATTGCAGCTTGCTGGTTCTGATTCTTACAACAGGCTTGTTGGAACTAATCCATACGCAGTTATATTTTCTGAATACTCAAGGGCGGATCCAAATGCGTACAAGTTTATATCACCTATCTTGGCAGCAAACGGAGGGTGGTGTTTATTTATATCATGTGTTGCGCCAAATACATTAGTAATTTCAGAAAAAGGTCTTAAAAGGATTAGTAAGTTATCCGATTCAAGAAAAGAGTACACCAAGTTTAATTCACCTATTTTTGGTCTTAATGGATTTAACAATGCTACCGATTTTTACTATGGAGGAAAGCAAGAGACTTTAAAGATAAAGTTAGCTTCTGGATTTGAGATTGAGTGTACTAAGGTCCATCCATTATGGAATGGGTCAGAGTGGATTAAGTCAAGAGACCTTAAGCTTGGCGACTTGTTACCGATTCAGTACGGTCAGAACGTTTTTGGATCTGGGTTAGATATAAGTGATTTCGTTAATAATGATGACTATAGAATACGAACTAATGTATCTGATTTAGACCTTAATAAAGATTATTTTTATCTTTTAGGCTTAATTCATGCTGATGGAAGTTTCGACTCTAGTAAGGTAACTATTACAAAAAAGAAAGACCACGAGATTGTAAGTTTTATAAATAAGTTTGGTTTTAGGACTCAAAAAGATGGTATTCATCATGTGTTATCGGCTACCAACCTAGTAAATTTTCTTGAATACCTTGGTTTTAAACGCGGCGCTAAGAATAAAACCTTTCCGGAAAAATTATTTGAATGTACGAAAGAGCAATTGGCTGCGTTTCTACAAGGATTATTTGATGGTGATGGTAATAGTAATACCAACCATAAAAAACGTAAGAGGGGTCATATAACGTTCGCCTCAGCTTGTGAGGGGTTTGTTCTTGATCTTCAGGTGGTGCTTCTTAATTTTGGAATAGTTTCTTTGGTTAGCAAGAGAACTAATCCGCCAACTAAAAAGGTAAAAGCTTCAAGCGTTATATTTATTTTAGAAATTGAGGGTTACTTTGCTTACAAATTCTTTTCTGAAATAGGGTTTAGGCTAAAAAGAAAGCAAAAGGTTGCTAGGTATATTTCAGAAAAGATACGATCAGGGTCGGGCAATGTATACCCGGTAAATGCAGATATATTTAAGTTTAACGTTACGAATCCTTCAAAAATTAGAAGGCGTACTTTAGAATCTATTTATTTAAAGCATCCAGGTAATGAATATTTAAAATCACTGCTTAAAGAGAAGTTGTTTTATTCAAGGATTGTATCAATAACTAATTCAGAGTCAGAAGTCTTTGATTTTGTTATTCCTGAAACGCATTCTTTTTTTAGTAATGGATTCATAAGCCACAATACGCCATTTGGGCACAATAGTTTTTATGATTTATGGAAAATAGCTAAACAGAATCCTAAGTATTGGTTTGCTTATAGGTTGACCTGCGATGATACTAAACACATATCAAAAGAAGTTATTCAGCGAGAAATAGATGAAGGTGTGATGTCTGAGGACTTAGTGCAACAAGAGTATTATTGTAGTTTTGATATGGGTGTGGAGGGGTCATATTACTCTAAGATAATGAATAATCTTAGGCTTAAAGGTCAGATAACCAACGTTCCTTATGATCCTGCTTTTAAGGTGCATACAGCTTGGGATTTGGGGGTATCTGATGCAACTTGTATAATCTGGTTCCAGATTAAGGGACAGTCGGTATCGATTATAGATTCGTATACTAATATTGATCTCGGGTTAGATCATTATGCTAAAATTATTCACAGCAAGGACTATGCATACGGTAAACACTGGGCGCCGCATGACATACAGGTTAGAGAATGGGCTGGAGGAGCTGTAAAGAGAATAGACAGAGCCAGACAGCTTGGAATTAATTTCCATGTTGCGCCCAAGTTGCCTATATCAGACGGCATAGAAGCCGTTCGTGCTTTGCTTCCTAGGGTTTGGATCGATGAGCGTAACTGTGACAAGTTAATTAAGGCTCTTGAGTCTTACAGGAGGGAGTATGATAATGAGAGGAAAGTTTATGCGGATAAGCCTTTTCATGATAGCAGTTCTCATTTTTCAGATTGTGCACGTTTGCTTGCAATTAGCGTTCCTTCGTCGCGAGATGAGGCTACACAAGAAGATGTTGACGAGTTATACAACCAGGCAATGTACGGATCGTCCTCGGGGTTGCCAGACGTTTTTAGATAGTTAATAATTGCATGGATTCTTTCGTTCCTGGGTCGGCTGCAAGGCTGGCCCTTTTTTTATGCAGATAACATTTATTGCCTTTAGGTCCGTCTATTAACTACAATGATATAAATGTGTGAATGTATTGGTTGTTGTTAATGAGATAGGAGAGTTAGATGGCAATATTTCCAGAGGTTCCTTATGAGGTTAGAGATCCTGAAGATAGAGCTCGTTTAGAGGTTATGGAGGATAGTTATACTAGGGTAATATCTATTAATGAGACTATGTGGGGGATGGCTGATAGAGATTCTAGGGCTGAAGCTGGAGATCCTAATCTTTGGTCAGAGCTTTATAATAATGTTCCTGCTTCAAGGCGTAATCTATTAAGTCTGAACCATATTAGAACTACCGTTAACATGATTCATGGTCATCAATGTAAAAATAGAAAGTCTATAATTGCTATTCCTGTAGAAAATGCTGACCAGGAAACAGCGGATCAGTTTAGTAAGATCTTGATGTGGCTTGATAGAGGTTCTGGGATACTCGAAACTTTTTCTGATTCTTTTCATGATTCTGTTGTTGGTGGTATATCACTAATTCAGGTAACAATGGATTATAGGGCAGATCCTGTTTCTGGAGATGTTGTTGTCGAAAATTGCCCTTATAACACCTTTATTATTGACCCTTTCTTTAAGAAAAAAGATTTATCTGACTGTAACTTTATATGGAAGAGGACTTATATAACTCGCAGCGAAGCTTTGTCTTATTTGCCAGACAAGAAAGATATTATCATGTCTCTTTCTACGTCAAATTCTAAGGATGGCAAATTTAATTACCTTCCGGAGACGTTTGATGCCGCGAATAATAATCTTATGTCTTACGACGAATATTATTACCGTTCTTTTAGGTCTCAAAAATTACTTGTTGATAAGCAGACAGGTGAGTCTATGGAATGGGACAAGAACGACCCCGAAGGTCTTGAGAAGTTTTTAAAGATGTATCCTCAGGTTTCGGTGGTAGAGCAAGATATTCCAACAGTAAGACTTACCATAGTTCTGCAGGGTAAGATTATGTACGATGGACCTAATCCTTTAGGTATTGATTCTTATCCGTTTGTTCCTGTTTTATGTTACTTTAATCCTCAAATTACTGATTACACATGGAGGATACAAGGTGTTGTTCGTGGGTTAATAGATGCTCAGTTCTTGTATAACAGGCGTAAGGCTATAGAGCTCGACATGCTTGAATCTCAAGTTACTTCTGGCTGGATATATAAAGAGGGCGCTCTTGTTAATCCGATGGATGTATTTAAAACCGGTCAAGGTAAGTCATTGGTTGTTAAGTCTAGTGCTCAAATGACCGACTTACAGCAGATACAGCCGGGAAGTATACCTCCATCAACCTTGGAAGTATCTAGGGCAATGGGTGATGAGATTAACAGTATTTCAGGTGTTTCTGAAGAGTTGTTAGGCTCAGCAGTAGATGACAAAGCCGGTGTACTTGCGATGTTAAGACAGTCTGCTGGTTTGACAACATTGCAACCTATTTTTAGTAACGCTGATTACGCACTTAAACTTTTAGGCTCTAAACTTTTAGGTGTTATTCAAAACAATTTTATGCCGGGTAAAGTTAAGCGCATATTAAACGAAGAGCCGTTGCCTCAGTTTTATAATAAGGCTTTCGGTAAGTATGACTGTGCTGTTGAAGAGGGACTTAATACTACAACTCAAAAACAAATGCAGTTTGCTCAGTATATTAAGCTTCGTGAGATTGGTGTTCCTATACCTGATGAAAGTTTAATTGAGGCAGTAACATTACAAAATAAATCAGATCTTATTAAAACCGTTCAACAACAACAGCAGCAAGAACAGCAAATGCAACAGCAACAAGCTCAAGTTCAGATGGCAGAAATACAGGCTCGTACTGATTTGGCGCACGCAAGAGCAACAGCTGATAAGGGTCTTGGCTTAGAAAGAGTATCTCGAATAGAAGAGAATAAAGAGTTAGCTGAAGAACGTAAGGCTGAGGCTTATAAAGACAGGGCTGCTGGTTTACTTGATCTGTTGAAGGGTATGCAGGAAATAGATAATGTAGACATAGATCAGCTACAAAAGCTTGTGGCTTTATCTAAGTTGCTTCAGGCTCAGTCTGAGGCTAACGAAGATGGTCCAAGTGATGTTGCAAAGGCCACTGTTGCTTCAAAAATATAACTATGTTGCAAATGATATGTTATTGGTTCATAGTTATATTGGAGTCTGGTTATAAGAATAGTTTTTATAGCTGGTAGTTAGAGTTTAACGCTTGCTATTTAGGTAGCAGTTTCTACTAGGAAAGAGTTATGGCAAAAAAGTATTATAATTCAAAGGCTGCGGCTGTATCATGTGATGAAAGTCAAGATTGCAACCTTCCTCAAGGAATAAAGATGGTCAAGGTTGGAAATATGAACAATTTAGAGAGTGTTCCTTATCCTGATACAATGCAGGGCATGGATATGGCTTTTAATGAAGATCTTTCTAAGCTTAATAGCAAGAAGCATCCTAAAAAATAAGGATTATTATGGCAGTAATGATGATTAGGCCTAAATCTAAGGCTACTAAGATTGCCTATAATATTTTAGGAAAGCCTGCTAATATAGCTAATCCTAAAGTTAAAAAAGAATTTAAAGATTCTGAAAAAGAGCAAGTGCGTACTAACGTATATTACTCTTATAGATAATATTCATTACTACTACTTTTCTTTATGCCGGGCTGTTAACTCCTTTCTAGCCCGGCTTTTTTATTTATATGGAGTATTTATTATTAGTTTTTTATGGTCTAATATAAAGAGATACTTTAGGAGAAGAAGGTTAAGGAAGAAGGTAGAGAAGATAAATGATAATAAAAGATAATGGTAAAAATACGCCTATAGGTAAGATGGCGGCAGAGCTAGCTAAAAAGGACGTTTCTGGGCTTCTAGTTGGTGATGTATCGAGTTCTCATGTTAAAGAATTATTTAAATTACTTATGGATCAAGTAGAGGCTACTAAGAAGAATTGGAAAGATGAAGATTTTTTCATTGAAATAGCTATACGAAAGGATCCTATCACAGATATAATCAGAAAGCTTCCACAAGCACGTAGAACATGTCCTGAACCATTTTATGATCAGCAGTTGTTTTATTATGATCATCATAAGTGTGAGTTAGAGCTGTTGTGGGTTGTTCCGGATATAGAAACTTGTGCTTTGTTTATCTCTAATCCTTTAAGTTATTCTAAGACTGATAAAGCATTATTGGATTATGTTTTAGACTTTAATAGTGGAGCGCTGGATAGGAAGATGTATGAGTTTAGTAAAAAGAGGGAGAAGGCATGTCAGAAGATCTTAAGGGTCAAGGAGTAGATTTAGCGCCGTTGTCTATGAGTGGTATTGATGTTCCAGAAAAAACCGAGGAAGAGGTTGTCTCGCAAGCAGAGCCTGAGTTAGAAGTATCTGATAATGATTTGGCTGAGGGTGATGAGGTAGTTGCTCAACAGGAAGAGGTCAAAGAGAAGGTTTATAGGCCTAAAGAGGATATTAATTTTGTTGCTTTAAGGAAAGCTAGAGAGGCTGCTGAGAAGGAAAGAGATGAGTATCGTAAAAAGTATGAATTCATGGAAAAAGCGTATAATCAGCAAACTGGTGAGCTACCTAAAAGCCCTGCTACTAAAGAATCCGTCCCTGATGTCGACATGGAACTGGATCCGGATAGCTTGGTTGAGGGTAAGCATATTTCTAAAGTCACTTCTAAGATAAAAAAATTAGAACAAAAATTAGCAGAGCAAGAGTATAGAGCCTCTCAGAATCAAACAGAGATGGCTATTAAGGCGAAGTATCCAGATTTTGATAGCGTTGTGTCAGCTAAAAATATTGAAGCTTTAAATCTCGTTTATCCAGAGATAGCTAATTCGTTAGCACAGAGTCCTGATTTGTATAACAAGGCATGTGCTGCTTATACTCTTATAAAAAAGTTTGGCATAAACATGGATAACAAGTTTGAGGCAGAAGAGGCTAAGATATCGAAGAATACAGCAAAGCCTAGAGCGTCTGCTGGAAAGGCCAGTTCTTCGCCGTTGACTCATGCTTCAAGCTTTAGCGATGTAAGTTCTGAGGAGCAGAGGGCTGCTATTTACAAAGAAATGCTTGAATTATCACAGGGGTAGTAAAAAAGACTTGCGACAAATTCTCCTTTACTATTCTCTTTGGGCAGCCTGTTCCTCGCGGGTTGCCTTTTTTTTATTAGGATTAATATGAAAAAAATACTTCTTCTATTGTCTTTCAGCTCTTGCTTATTTTCTATGGAGCAACCGCATGTCATAGAACTCCATAATGTATCACTAAATACGTTTTCTTTAAGGAATTATTATTCTCCCGAGTCTAAAACTTTGGATCTTAGTAATCTGCCTGTTGGAGACGATGGTTTTTCGCAGATATTTGAACATATTAAACATTTTATTCAGCAATACGAAGTTAGTAACTTGATCTTAGAGAATATGGATCTAACCTCTATTCCTTATGGAGCTATTTCTTTTGCGCTACTTAATCCTAAAGTAAGATATATGTCGTTTAAGAATAATAGGTTCAATATTTCTATAACAGATCCTAGTGAGAAAGAATTTAGGTTAACTTTGCCTGAATTGCATAAATATACCGGAATAAGAAAGTTTTCCGATCCTTCTATGCTTAGGCAAGATCTTGAGTTAACTCACCCAGAGCATAACCCAAGAAGTCTTTCTTTTATGGCTGATCTACTGTCTTCTGTATGGAAAAGCATAACTCCAGAGATTGAGAGTGAGTTAGATAGACTAAACACAGGATCTAATAGATTATGTTTTTTTAAGAAAATAATAGAGATCGACAGTAAGCTTCCTCCGCTTACTATAATAGACAGCTCTAAGCTTCCAAGGACTAAGGCCCAGACAATGTTTTCTTTGCTGAAAAAGACCGCTTTAATTCTTATAGGTGCAGGAATATCAGTGACTCCACAAATAATAATAGCATTGCTTGGCGAACCAGAATTTGAGTGTGCTGACTTAGATTATTACATTCAGCTTTGTAATTCTACATTGTAAAAATTATTCAGCTTGCTAATATCGTACAAGTTTTAGTTCTATTTTTCTGTTTATCTTAAAGGAGTTTTCACTATGTGGAAAAAGATATCTGCTGTATGTATATTCTTACTACTTGTATTATTTAATTATACTAAGCCAGGTGTTCCTAAGGGTTCTTTAGTAGCTACCAGAAATTCGAGTACTGGTTTTAAGCCTATAGAGAGATTTACTATTTTTGATAATGTAGCTTGCCTAAAAAATGGTGAGTTTAGAAACATTCAGGTAAGTAGCCTTTTAAAATTTAAATCCATTAACGTAATCATTATAAAAACCTCATCAGGGATTCTGTGTTGTTCTAGAGAGGCAAGAATATTCTGTGTTAATAAAAATAGTTTTATAAGCGTAAAAGAGTTGAGTGTTGGGGATAAGATATTGAGTCATGAGTTAAAGTCTTATGATATTGAAGCGGTAACTGACTTCCAGACTACAGGTCCTCCTATAAGTTTTTATATTTTGTCTCTAAATAAGGTTCATAATTACTTTCAGGCTGATAGTAATGGTACTGCATTTTTAATGCACAATGTTTATGATGCTGTAGTTGAGTTAGTGTTAGAGGCTCCAGAAGTTATTCCTGAGATTGTTAAAGCTGCTCCGGTAGTAGCCGCAGCTACGGCTACTGTGGCAGCAGCTGCGGCTACAGGTATAGCTGACGCTACTAAATTACTTACACATAAAGGACGGGTAGAGGCTAGAAGGAAAGTTGCTGAAAAAGGTGCAAAACTAGAAAAAGAGCTACATGATAATAAGCTTGATAAAATGCTAGATAATATTTATGCAAGGCAGTTTCCAGATAGCTTTGAAAATACACATAGTTATGAAGAGAGGCAAAATATTAAGTCTTATTTAGCAGATACTCCTGAAAAGCGTGAAAGGTTCGAAGTCATGCAGGCAAATGGTTATCCACTTGATCAAATTGCAAGTGAACTTGGTAAGTTTGCTCCTCCTGCTGTAAGAGAACGTTCTAGGAAAGATAAAACAACAGACAGAGAAGCTAAAAGAAAAGCAGAAGAAGATAAAAAGCAGACCGACAAAGCTGAGGCTGACCGCAAAGCCGATTTAGTTAGTAAAGTTAAAAAGAAGGCTGAGCATATAGCAACAAATACATCTATAGAAGAAACAATTAAGCAGGTTAATAAGAATTTAGATGCAACTGAAACGGTTACTGCTGCAGCTGTTTTGTCTTCGGCTCAAGAGTCAGCGACTCAAGAGTCAGCGGCACCTGTGTCCTCGACACCTGTAACTGATCAGGGGCCTTGTGAGACATTGGGTGATATTGTTGTCGAGCCGATAGTCACTGAAGAAAAAACAGATACTACTTCAACGGGTCCTGAGCCTATTCCTGATAATACACAGACCAATGAAGTTCCTGTTGATGTGTCTAACGCAAGTATACCTAAGAGCCAAGATAGACCTCGTATGGTACCACGAGTTACGCCTACATTCGTTCCAGCTTCATCTCCTCATGTTAATGTTCCAGAATTTACTCCTGCTCCTGCTCCTAGGCCAACACCAAAAGCGTCACATGTTCCGTCTGGTCCTACTTTTTTTGAAAACGCTTGGGATGCGACCAAGATGGCTGGAATAGGACTTGGAGGTGTTGCGTTGGGTGTTGGTTCTGCGTTGGGTACAGCGGCGATGATAGCCAAGCAGAAGCTAGACGAGAATGAAGAGAATATTGATGCTTTCTTTAAGTTACTTCAAAGGGCTCAAAATTTAGGTAAGTAAGTTTACTTTTTTATTTTTTTTGTAGGGCAAGACGGCTTGCTCTATTTTCTATATATGGCATACTTTTAGTAGGGAAATAAAGGCTTTTTTAACTTGCGGGGGAATCATGAAAAAGATACTTTTGTTATTATTTTTAAGTTTTAATGCTAGGGCTTCCAACCTTAACGTGCTTAGTTTGGCTGATGTTGATAAGATGTCGCCTATAGATAAGCATGTTCTTATGAACAAGGTTGAGAAATCGGCTAACGCTATCGTTGATGGCTTTGATAGCTTTTTGTCTCGCAAAGGTGCTATTAGGGCTACATTGGTTGGTTTACCAACAATTATGCTTTACTGCTACCTTTTCCCACCAGAACCTGTTGGTGAGCTTTTGGGTAAGATCTTTAATTATGGGATTGATTCTGTTGCTAATGTTGGTTCAAGGGTCATATCTAAAACATTTAGTAATAGTGATAATCTTTCTGTTTTAGTTTCAAGTATAGGTGAGCTTGAGGGTAAGTATCACCTTAGTAAAGAGTTGGGTCACACTCAGGCAATGTGGGATATGCTTTATGAAAAGCCTCTGGCTACTATCTCTCTTATGGCATCATCGGCTTCTGATAAAATATGGAACAGTGGGTTGCCGTTTCTTTCGGTGATTTTGGCTAATAAATTATTTAATGTAAGATGATCTAGCATTGTGCCGTTGTTTTTTTAACTAAAAGCAAAGTGTTTATATATTTTAATGATTTCGGTCTATTTTATTTGTTGGCACAATGCTATACTGCTAACGTTTCTTGTAGGCGTTGTAGGGTTTCTAAAGTTTCCTTGCGGCGCCTCTTTTAATATCTCTTGAATATTCATTCATAATTACTCTATAATAATCTTGGCGTAGGACGTTAAAGTCCCGAGCTTCGCCAGTTCAAACCGCGTAGAGTGTTTCACTCCGGCCTCGCAAGCCATGACGTATTAGGCTTTAAGTCTAACAGGCTCGTCACCTTATGAAGTTGTTGTTTTAATTAAGAACAAATTAATAAGGAAATCTAATGGCAATAGTTTCTACTTCTACAATGCCACCAGCAATTCAATTAGCTTTTGATAATAAGATTTTAGCTACACCAACACAAAAGAACATTCACGGTCTTTTTGCGTTAAAGGCTACTAAAGCTAAAAGAACTGGTGAGTATTATCGTTTTAAAAGATATGAAGAACTTCCTACAGCATTGGTACCACTAAGTAATACTGGTGAGACCCCAGCTCCTGTGCAACCAGAATCATTATTTATTGATGCTAAGATTCAACATTATGGACAATGGATGTCGGTTAACGAACAAGTTGACTTAAATTCACAAGATCCTGTATTGAATCAGCTATCAATAAGATTTGGTGTAGCACTTAGAAAGACAGAAGACCAGCTTATCAGAAATATGCTTGCAACATCTGCAACATTGGTTAACTGTGTAGCCGGAACAAACGGAAATATACCAAGTAATATTACACGTTATGATATAGATCAAGCAGTTCAGACTCTTAGGGGTAATGATGCTGTTTACATTTCAGATTCTATTGAAGGTGCTAATAAATTTGGTACAGGCCCGGTAAGAAATGCATTCTTTGGAATGTGTGATACCGACTTATCAACTGAAATTAGCAATACATCAGGTTATATCGATGTTGCTAATTATCCATCTCAGGGTGGAATTTTAAGTTCTGAAATTGGTGCTGTTGGTGGTATAAGATTCTTAACTTCATCTGGTGGTTCAAAATCAGTTGGAGCTGGAGCTTTAACTGGAACTGACGTTTACAACGTATTTGTCACCGGTATGGAAAGTTATACTTCTATACAACAAAGCGGTGCAACGGCCAAGTTTATTTACAGGCCTCCAGAACTTAATGATCCGTTGGCTCAGAATTATACTTTGGGTTGGAAAATGTCTCACGCTTCAAGAATCTTAAATGATCTATGGATTTTAAGATTAGCTTGTACTTTAGCTTAATAAGGAGATTCTTATGTCATTTGGAACAACCATACAGCAAGGCTCTTTTACTAAGACCGATGCTCTTTCATATAATTTAGTTTTAAGATCTGGTTTTGACTGGATCAAGGTTGTAAATATTACACAAGCTGCAGCTACAAATAATGGCTATGGTTTTGAGTATTTTTGGCAATATGGAATGGGTTCTACAGGTGTTATGAAATATCATCCTGCAGGAGACCATACTGTAGCTGTTGATACTTCAGCCAATGCATTTACATCATTTGATAGCTCGGAAAACCCATTAACAGCATTAGTGGCTATTACAGGTGGTACTAACGCAACTCAACCTGTTTATTCCACTGCAAGCACATCAGGCCTTTCTGATGGTGATATTGTGCGTGTAACTGGTACAGCTCATACCGATATTAACGGTTTAGATTTTTCTATTGATACTGTTGTTACTAATACATCTTTTAGATTAGCTAATACGTTGCAACAAGCTCCTGGTGTAATAGCCGGTGCTAATGGTTATTGGAGAAAAGTTAAGTACGATCCTATCTTTTATCCAAGATCTCGTAATATCGCTAACATTACACAAGCTAACCCTGGCGTAGTTACAACTTTAGTTGATCATGGTTTTACCACAGGTCAAAAAGTTAGAATGACTATCCCTTCTGGCGGTGGAATGGTAGAGCTTCACGATCAATTGGTGACAGTTACAGTTGTTGATGCTGCAACATTTAGTATCGGTGTTGATACATCTGCGTACACTGCATTTGCTTATCCATTAGCTGGGGTAGCTTATACTCCATCTATGGTTACACCTGTTGGATTAGAAGCAACAAGTACATACGCAGGAACTTTAGGTGATGCTACATATAATAATGCTGAGATTGGCGTTACTTTGGCTGGAGGAACCACAGGTCCTGGTGGAAATAATGGTGATACAATTTACTGGATGGCTGGTAAATCGTTTAACATCTAGTTTCAGGATGCGTTTAGGCAAAAAATAAGCATGGGGGACGATGTCGTCCCCTCTATAAAATAGAGGAGAATAATGAAGGCAGTTAAAAAGGGTGATATTAATTTGAAAGCTTTGAGGGAAAAACTAAGGGAGCCTGTTAAAGGGCAGTTTAGGTATCATGAGTCGCCAGGGTCAACGTTTAAGTTTTCGTATGGCAGTAAGTTTAAAGGTATTCCTATTGAAACTTATATTATAGCTGACAATGAAGTTAGGTATTTGCCTTTAGAGGTAGCACAGCATTTAAACAGTTGTTCTTATTTAATTTTTGATACTTTTAAGGATGCTAACGGAAAGCCTATATCTAGAATAAAGAAAAAAGAGAGAAGGGTTTCGTTTGATTCGTTATCTTTTAATCCAATAGAAGATGTTGGAGACGACAATAATTTGATAGTTGAGGCTGAGCCTCTTGTTCAAATGAAATAGGAAGTTTAATGGCTATTTTTTCAGTTCCATCTAGTCCTAACATTGTGCCGGCAACAAAGCTTATTATAGCGATTACGCAGGATAATCCAGCTTTAGTTACGACTAGCGATGCTTATCCTACTTCTGTTGACCCTAATCATTATTATTCAACTGGTATGAAAGTAAGGCTTCGTATCCCAAGAGATTTTGGTATGTATCAAGCTGATAAGCTTATAGGGACTATTACGGTAGTTAGTGATGATACATTTACGATAGATATAGATACTAGTGGTTTTGATCCATTTTCTATTCCTACAACTTTAAGAAGAAATTTTGCTCAAGTTTTTCCCGCTGGAGAAATAGCCACTAAATTAGATGGGGCTACATATAACAATAGGAGTTCTAATGTCTGATAGTACACTTTCTACGTTGGAGCAGATAAGGATAAAGGTTAGAAGGCTTACAAGAAGCCCGTCTGCCAATCAGTTATCTGACCAGAATATAGACGATTATGTAAATACTTTTGTTCTTTGCGATTTTCCTGAGCATTTAAGGATATCGGCATTAAGAACAAATTTCTTTTTTTATACGCAGCCTTACAAAGATGTTTACGAGAATGATACGACTAATTTGTATTCACCTTTGTATAACTTTATAAATAAGTACACGACATTTCACCCTCCTATCTATGTAAACGGTTTTATAAGTTCATTAACGTTAAATGCTACTGATTTTTATGCATCTTTTCCTAAGACTTCGTATTCGGTTGATATAGGGACAGGGGATGGAGCCACAACTAGTTTTTCGGGTACCTTATCCAATGTTCCAATCTTGGTTAATAGTGTGCAGTTTAGTTCTGTAGATATTTCCAATGATGGTCTTATTGTGTATGACGATGGCTTGGGTAATTTGTACGAAAATACTCCGGCAGCTCAAGTTAATGTGGGTAACATTAATTACCAAACAGGCGCTTATACCTTTACCTTTCTGTCTGCTGTTAAGGATCAGACTTCTGTTTATGCTCAGACTTATCCATTTACTCCATCTAAGCCAACATTAATTCTTTATTACGATAACAAGTTTACTGTAAGACCTATTCCTGACCGACCTTATAAGATAGAGATGGAAGCCTATATAAGGCCTACAGAGCTTTTAAGTTCTGCTCAGTCTCCAGAGCTTGCTCAGTGGTGGCAGTATATAGCTTATGGAGCAGCTAAAAAGGTATTTGAAGATCGTATGGATCTTGAGAGTGTTTCGTTGATTATGCCTGAATATACTAAGCAGGAAGAGTTGGTACAAAGAAGAAGTATTGTTCAGCAATCTGATCAGCGCTCTGCGACTATATATTCAAATCAGACTGAGGTGGGTCCGTTTAGCAGTAATAAAAATGATGGTAATCCATGGATATGATATTAATTTTATTGGCATCATTTGCCATTTTATATTTAGTTTTTGCATATTTAATGTTTATCTAGAAGGAGAGTGTAATGGCATGGCAATCAGGAAAGCCAGAAGCAACAGATAAGCTTAGGCTGTCTCAGGACGACTTAAAGGGTAATTTTACTGAACTTGATACTTATTTAAATGTTGATCATGAAGATTTTAATGCAGTAAATGGTCAAGGAAAACATAAGCAGCTTACGATGCCTCAACAGGCTGCGGCTACTAGCACTGGAGCAACAGAGTTTGCACTTTATACTAAAACTAACGGCACTAATCCGGCTTTATTTTTAAGAAAGCCTAGTGATGGAGCAGAAGTTGATCTAACTACTCAACCAACGGTATCTACAACACTTCCTAACGGATTGATTATGAAATGGGGTACCGGAAGTATTGCGCTTGGAAGTTATTTATCTGGAGCTATAACGTTTGGTACAGCGTTTCCTAATGGAGTTTTTATTTGTCAGATATCTGCTAACGCAGGTAACACTGGTGCAGCCCAAGATTATGTTTTTTTTATTAATACGTTTAATCAAACAACGCTTAATGTCCAACGGAATAATTCTTATGTAGGTACAGTTGGATATTTTAATTATTTAGCCTTGGGGTATTAATATGGGATTTGATCGTTTTTTGATAGCACCATTTGAAGCTGGTCTGCAAAACGACTTATCTCCATGGTTGCTTCCCGAAAATGCCTTTGCTGAGTTAAAGAATGCTTATGTAAGGCACGGTGGAGTTAATAAGCGGTTTGGGTCTCGGTTGATGGGCAACGGTACTGGAGAAACTGCACAGCTAAACTCTAGAGTTAGGGTTTATCTTACTGATACTGATGGTGCCGGAGCAGCTGCTGGTAATATACCTTTGTCTACGGGCAATATAGGGCAGGCTTTTTCTATTGGTTCTGATATTTTTACCGTTTATCAGGCTACTGGTGCTGTTTATTCTACTGGTTCTGGTACAGGGACATTTGATACTACAACTGGGGCTTATACATTTACTGGAGCAAGCGCTGCCGCTGCGATTTACTGGTATCCATCTACTCCTATAATGGCATATTTTAATTACGAAACTAAAGATATTTCTAATACCCCGCTTTATGCTTTTGATACTAATTTTGTGTATTCATTTTCTAGTAATTCTTGGTTAAGAAACGGAACAACTGTCTGGCATGGAAGTGATAGTGATTTCTTTTGGAGTACTAATTGGACAGGCTCTACGGTAAGTGAGACTTATACATTTGTTTCTAACTTTCATGTAACTAATAAGACTGGTGCGGCTGTAGGTGCCACAGATGATCCTATTTATTATTTTAACGGTGCTTCTACATGGACAGCGTTTAGTCCTGAGATAACAGCAGCAGCCAATGTGGCAACAAACAAGGTTTTTACCGCAAAAATAGTTGTTCCTTTTAGGAATCGTTTACTTCTTTTCAATACTATAGAGCAAGATGCCGCTGGTACTACAAATACTCAGTATCAGAATAGATGTAGGTTTTCTCATAACGGTAGCCCTATAGTTCCTCCGGTTGCGGCTGGAACGTTTAATCATCCTTGGCTGGAACCTAATCAGACTTATATTAGTGGTGCAGCAACATATAAAGCTTCTGGTGGTGGTTATATAGATGCGCCAACAAAAGAAGCGATAGTTTCGGCTGAGTTTATAAGGGATAGGCTTATTGTTCACTTTGAAGATAGTGTCTGGGAGTTAGCTTATAATGGTAACCATATTTTACCTTTTGTGTGGCAGCAACTAAATACTGAAATAGGAAGTGAGTCTACATTTTCCTCTGTGGGTTTTGATAAGCATATATTAACTGTCGGAACAACAGGTATTCACTCTTGTAATGGGGTAAATGTTGACCGTATAGATGAGAAGATACCGGATGATATATTTAAGTTAAGATACTCAAATAATGGAAGATTTAGGGTATCTGGAATAAGGGATTTTAATACTGAGTTAGTGTACTGGGCTTTTCCAGATACGAACGCTGGTCGCTATTCTGAAACTTTTCCTAATAAGGTGCTTGTTTATAACTATAAAGAGCATTCATGGGCATATAACGACGATACATTCACTGCTTTTGGGTATTTTGATACTCAGCCAGAGAAGACTTGGGCTGATATGGGTGATATGACATGGGAAGAAGCTGATTTTGCTTGGGATGAAGGAGTTAATCAGGTAGGTGCTAAAAAGATTGTTGCTGGAAATCAGCAGGGATTTTGTTTTGTAGTTGAGCCTACTTTAAATAGCAATGCTCAAAGCATGCAAATAACCAACTTGACTGCTGGTTCTGTTTATACACGATTAGTGATAATAAATCACACTTTAAAGGTTGATGATTATGTTTATATTACGAATATTAATGGGGCTGTTTTAGCTGATGGTATTTATAAGGTCATAAATGTGACTGACGAGGATACTGTTGATATAGATATAGATAGCTCGGGGACTTATACTGGTGGTGGAACTGTTTCAAGGGTATCTGAGGTTGATATAAAGTCTAAAGAGTTTAATCCCTATATTAAGCAAGGTAGGGATGTTCATTTATCTAAAATATCTTTTTATGTATCTAGTAGTACGGCTGGAGAGGTTACTGTTGATTATTATGTATCTTCATCAGGTTTGCCATTAATAAATGAAGGGAATGCTAGTGGTGTATTATTTGGAGATTCTCCTAATGTGTTGGATTTATCGCCATATTTTTTGGAGCCTCTGGAATACACTCAACAACGTTACTGGCATAGCTTATCTTTTGAGGCAGAGGGTGAGAATGTCCAAATAAGGATACATCATTCAGAGTCTCAGATGAAAGATCCAGCTATATCTCTTTCAGGGTTTACGTTGCATGGTATGATACTTTATACATTGCCTACAAGTGAGAGGGTTAGATAATGAGTTATAAAGATGCTGGTTCATTTGTTCCCACTACTCAGTTATGGGAGGCTTCTAGGCTAAAAGAAGTAAATGTAACTAGCCCTGAGTTTAAAGAGCTTTTAGTTAGGCTTTATCAGAATATTAACCAGATAGCCATTGGCTTGAACAATAAAGAGACTGGTATCTTTGATACAGAAGAGTTTGTAACAGGCTCTACGTTCTTTCCTAATACCTCTTTAAGTTCTTCTGGTAGTACGACTGCAATAAGAAGACAAGTCTATCGTAAGGTTATTAATATTCCGGCTATGAGATCTTCTGCTGGAGCTACTACTTACGCTCATGGCATAACATTTGATTCTAAACTTACATGGACTCGTATTTATGGAACAGCTACTGATTCAACGGGTTTTATTGGATTAACTATCCCAAGTTATAGCGCGGTAGCTGCGGACATTGTTACTATGAATGTGGACGCTACAAATGTTAATATAACGGTTGGTAAGGACATGAGTGCTTATAAAGCGTTTATAGTTTTAGAGTGGATTATAAATTAGGAGAGTAGATATGGCATTTCCATTATTACCGGTAATTATGGGTGCACTTGGTGCTACAGGTGCTGGTATGAATTTATTTGGTAAGTCTAATCCTGAACGCCAAATAAGGACGGACAGATACACTGAGGGACAAAATACTGGTTTAGATCAGTTGATGAATATGGGGCTTCAGAACATGGATATGAAGGGCGTAGAAGACTATGCCATGAATAAGTTTCGTTCTGAGGTAGTTCCGTCCCTTGCTGAGAGGTTTTCGGGTATGGGTTCAGGAGGAGCTCAAGGTTCAAGTGCTTTTGGTGCACAACTTGGTGGAGCTGGTGCAGATCTTATGGGTCAGTTAGCAGCAATGAGACCACAGGTAGGTATGCAGCAGTTACAGATGGGTATGCAGCCAAGGTTTGAGAGTATTTTTGAGCCTAAATCACCGGGTAAAATGCAGCAGATGGGAGCAGGTTTGATGCAAGCTGGAATTGGTGGTTTTATGCCTGCTATGCAGATGGGGCAACAGCAAAAACAGTTTAATTCACAGAACAAAATTTCTCAGATGATGCAAGATCCAGATTTTCAGGCATTTCTAAAAAGTAGAGGAATGTAATGGCACAAATACTAAAAAAAGATCCAGATATAGGGGCTCAAGCTTTTAATACAGGGTTGTCTACCGGTTTGCAGCAGTTAATGAATATGAAGATGCAGGATTTACAACAAAGAAGACAAAAGTTTGATAAGTCTCAAGCTTTTAGGTCTATGGGTATTCCTCCAGAATTGGCAGAAAATTTAGGAAGTTTAGATCCTAAGGTTCAGCAGATTTTTTTAAATGAGATGATGCCAAAATTTGCGGATAATATGCAGCAAGGTATGGGTGATCCAGCTCAGCTGCTTCAAGAATTTCAAGCATATAAACAGCAACAGGCACAAGCTCCACAGGAAGATGAGCTTTCTAAAAGTATGCGAGCTTTAGGTATGTTTAATTACAATCCAGCAGATCAAGGCGTAAGAGCTTTAATGGGAAGCCAGTCACCTTCTAGTGAAGCTCAGCCGGATCAAGGTTTAGAAGGCATAATGAATTTAATGGGTTCTTTGTCTAATGGCCAGCAGCAAATGGATCGTGACGATGTGAAGGTTGATAGGCAACCAATTTTATCGCAAGAAGATCCAATGAGGGGTATGACTCGTTCTCAGCGTATTGCTTATGACAATAGGCAAAAAGAGCTTAAAAAAGAAGAGCGTGAGAATCGTAAGGAGCTTGTTGCGGCTAATAATAGTCCTAGTAATCAAAAATTTATGGATAAGCAGTCAGACTTAAATAAAGACGCTATAGAGAATGATTATAGATTATCTAGAATGAAAGAGCTTATTAGTAACAAAGATTTAAATAGACCTGCATTTGTTAATTTATTGAATACTCTGAAAAAGGGTATATTTGGATTTGGAGCAGATTTTAAGTATATGTTGTCAAAAGATTCTCAAGAGTTTGATAAATTAAGTAAAGATATGCTTAAAGGTGCTAAGAATATATTTGGATCCAGGCTTACTGATGCCGATATAGGTATTTTTATGGATATGGTTCCGACTTTAAGTCTAACTAGAGATGGAAAAAACGCTGTTATAAGAAATATTGAAATATTCAATAAAGGTGTTTATGCCAGACAAAAAGCAATGGACGATATAATGGCTGAAAATAAAGGTTATGCTCCAGCAAATATGAAATCCATAGTTGAAAGAAGAATTAAGCCTGAATTAGACCGTTTAGCTGAAGAGTTTAGGTCTGGACCAGCTAAAAAGCCTAAAAAAGACTATGGAGTGTTTAATCCTAAAGCTGTTGGTGGAGTTGGATCTATCAAAGATGTTAGAAATGCATTATTTGGAAAAGCTTAATTAGATCCAAATATAGATTTTAGTATGTAATAAATAGCTATAAATGGTAGGAAATAAATAAATAATCCTATCTCTATTACTTTTATGATTATTAGGGCAAGTGTTTTTATGGTAGCGCTTGCTCCTTTAAACAGGTTTTGGTTTAGTTTTTCCATTTTTAGTCCCACCGAACTGTTTTATTGGTTATCTTTTTTTAGTAGTGCAGCCATTAGTCGTTTTATTAGAGTAGACATTGGTATATTATGTTTTGCTGCGTATGTTTTAAATCTTGTATGTAGTTCTGCGTCTATTTCTATGGTCATTTTTTTTTGTTTACTGGTTGAACAATTCTCCATCTAGTTCGCCTTTAAGTTTTGGGGTGATTTTTTTTATATGCCATCCGTATTTTACTTTTTTTCTGTATTGTTCGAGGTTTAGATTCTTAAGTTCAGGAATTAATTTATAATCTATGCTTCCTTTTTGTTCAATGGAGTAGAATACAAAGTTACTGCTTCTACAGCTTTTATACTCAGAGAATGCTTTTAGTTTAGATGTTAGTTTTAATTCTATACCTTGAAGGTATCTTCTTTGTTCTTTTATTTTGTGAAGTTCTTGTGCGACTTTTTCCCATTGTTTATCACGTATCTCGAATAAACTAATATTCATATTTTGCCCCGTCCATAAAAATTATTATTTAGATCCCTAATCTATTAACAGTATAGCTGTAAAACTGTATTAATGCAACTATTTTTATAAAAGACTTCAAAAGAGGTGTGTTAAGGGTTTAGGGTTGTATTGGTAAGTGTGAAGGTATTAAGATTTTTTAGGAGAGAGTAATGGCTTTTGATAATAGGTTTAATCCGTTTGATGTTACGCAGGATTTGTATGTTGGTCCTGTGCCTATAGTTGCAGAAAGAGCGCCTACAACTGCTGATAGTAGGAATATAGAGCTTGGTACTGTATGGATAGACAAGACTAATAATGATGCATACTTCTTGACTAGTGTTGTTTTGGGAGGAGATGCTACATGGATTAATGCTGGGGGTGGAAGTGGTTCATTTTCTGCTATTACAGTAAATCCTGGTAATTTAACTGTTACTGCGGGTAATTTTGAGGTTTCTGCTGGCTCTGTAACTTTGGGTGCTTTTGGTCATGGCATTTTACAGTCTGATGCTTCTGGTGTTATTTCTTCTACTACTGGAACTAATGGACAAATATTAATAATGGGTACAGGTGTTGCTCCTGCGGCGGCGCTACCTACATGTGATGATGGTTCTATAACTATTGTTCCTGGTTCGAACTCGCTTATTTTTAGGGCAACAGGTGCAACAGCAAGTACTTTTGTAACTGATGTTGCTGGTCCTGTTTCTCCGTTAGCTGGAGCGACAACGATAACTGGTGGTACTAATATTTCTACAGATGGAACAGTTGCTAATACAATAACCCTTGAGCTTACAGATGATATTATAGCTGCTGCTTCATTAACAGCCACAAATGACTTATTTATGCTTGCTGGTACATGTACAGTTACCTCTGATGATAATGCTGCTCAGGCTATTTATTTACACACTGACGCAGGTACATTAGAGACAATAGATATTCATGCTGATCAGGGAACTGACGCTGCATCTATATATGTTCACTCTGATGTTGGTGGTTTAACCTTTGCTTCTGGTCTTGCAAGTGCAGATGCATTAAACTTTAGTGCTTCTGACGCTGCAGGTGGAATGGATTTTGATTACGGAACAAATGGAGCCTCATTTGTTGGTGCAAATGGAGCATTCACAGTTGAATCAGGAACAGCTGCTGTAAATATTGGTACTGACGCGGTAGCGCATACCGTCACCGTTGGCTCGACAACAGGCGCTGCAAGCACCGTAATTCAGTCTGGTACCGGTGATACTCTTATTACTTCAACAGGTGATGTTTTAGTAGACGCTACTAGTTTATTAGAGTTTAACTCTTCTGGCGGAGTAATGTCATTTGGAAATGATGCCGTAGCTCAGAATATGAATTTTGGCACAGGGGCTGCAGCTAGAGTTTTGACTTTTGGCAATACATCTGGTGCATCTAGTTTTATTGTAGATTGTGGAACTGGCGGTGTGTCTATTGGTGAATCAGCAACCGATCACTCTACCACTATTGGTGGAACAACCGGCGTTTCTGCGCTTACTTTACAGGCAGGAACAGGTGCAACAACTATAACAGCTGGCGGTATATTTGATGTTAATGCTGTGGGTGATGTAACAATAGATACAGCTGGAGTAGTAGAGCTTAACTCAACAGCTGCTGCTATAGGTATAGGTAACGATGCTGACGCTTTTGGCGTAAATATAGCAACTGGGGCTGCAGCACGTGATGTTGTAATTGGCAATATTACAGGTGCAACATCATTTACACTAAATGTAGGAACTGGAGACTGTCTCTTAGCAACTTCAGCAACAGACCACACAACAACACTTGGATCTACAACCGGTGTTTCTGCACTTACCTTACAGGCTGGCACTGGAGCAACCACTGTAACAGCTGGTGGCGTATTTGATATTAATGCAACAGGCGATGTAACGCTTGATGTATCTGCAGGAATATTTGATTTATCTACATCCGGTGCTATAACAGTTGATTCTTCTGGTGGAACAATAGGTGTTGGTGTAGACGATATTGATCAAGCTATAAATATTGGTACAGCTGGTGAAAGAGCTATTGGAATTGGTAATGCAACAGGTGCTACTGCTGTTACATTAACTGCTGGATCAACAAACGGTATTGTGTTTGCAAGTTCTGGTAATATTAAGCTTACACCTGCTACGGATACACAAGCTGCTGCTGCAGTTACAATAAATGCCAAGGTTGGTGTTGCTACATTTACTGGTCTTACAACAGCTGCTGCTGGAACACAAGATTTAACTATTACAAACAGTGAGATTTCTGAAGGTTCTGGGGTTATTGTGACTGTTTCTAATTTGGGAGCAAATGATGCTCAGATGATTGCGACAAGAACGCTAACGGCTGCTGGTTCGGTAGTAGTAACGGTTCGAAATGATGGCGCAGCTTCATTGAATGGTAATATAATTCTTTCCTTTATAGTATTGAATTAATTGTTAATATTATTGTGTGTTAATAATTACATAATTATATAAATAAAGGGAAAAGTATGTCTGAAGAAAACAGCAAAAAACAGCGTGATCCAATAGTAAACTATATTCCGTTACTTAATTTAATTATTAAGGATAAGCAGTATAGTTTTTTATTTCCTCATGGTTCATCGGTTGAAGAGTTAGAAGAGGCCGTAAAAGGTTTTCAGGCTAAGTTAGACCTATTAAGGGTTGAAATCACCGAGGCAAAAAAAGCTCAAGAAGCTAAAGAGGGATCTGATTCGCAACCTACTGAACAGAAATAAATAACACGATTATTAAGACACGATATAATTCAAGGGCTGCTTCTGTAGAGGAAGTGGCCCTTATTAAATAGGAGAGAGTGATGTCGAAAGATTTAGTAAAACCTGAGGTGGTGCAGTCGTTTAACAGTGCTGGTTTAACGGGTAATTTTCAGGCTGTTAATGTAAATGGTTTTTCTGGTGCGGCTTTCAAGATTCGCATAATAAATGATAGTGACGTTCCGGTTTCGGTTAGTTTTAATGGGATAGATGCTAATGATTTTGTTTTAGAGGGTACTGATTTAACGTTAGATTTTCAGAATAACAACCAGCCTGGCAATAATAAGTGTGTTTTTCCTGCTGGAACTATAGTCTATTTGGCGGGTGGAGCTGGAACAGGGTTTATATACGTTACTGCTTATTCTCAGGAGGTTTAAATGAAAAATAGTGTAAGAATAGAGTTTGATGAAATAAGAAGCCTTGCTTTTGGGTCTATTTTAGGTGGTACGTATACAGCTGTTGGTTCGGCGTTAAGTTATCCGGCAAGAATGGTAATGATTCAGAATTATACTGATGCTTTGTTGATGTTTTCTACTGATGGTTCGACAGATAATTTTGTTTTAGGTGCTTATAGTCAACTGATTTTAGATATAGCTACAAACAAGACGGATGATTCTGGCTTATATTTATCTGCGGGTTCTAAGCTCTATGTTCAACAGGAAGATATACCATTAGTTGGTAAAGTTTACTTCTCGGTTCTTTATGGTTCGGAGGATTAATAATGTCACAACTTTCTAGGGTTTTTTTTTCTAATAGCTTACTCACTACTATTACTGGAGATGCTGGTGGGGCGTTAAGTCCTGATGGTGCTGGTAATATAAATATAATAGGTGATGGAACTATAACTACATCTGGAGCGGGTAATACGTTAACTATAAACTTAGGTGGAGCGTTAGCAACTTCATACTTAACGGACGATGCTAACTCTGCTATTCCAGCTTTAAATGTTTTAACTGTTGCTGGTGGTACCAATATAGGTACAACGAGTGCAGGTAGTACTGTAACAATAAATTTAGACGATGTTATTACTTTGGGGACGATTAACGCTAATATTTTTCAGACTAGGGTAGCTGCTACTGGTCTTGCAATGTCTGGAAATAGTATTGTAGCGAATGGAACCGATGCCGACATAGACATAAACATAACCGCCAAAGGTACAGGGAAGGTTGTTATAAACGACTTAAGCCTTGGAGCTGCCTTAGATGTTCCTAATGGTGGAACAGGTGCAGCTATGCACACACCTTTTGCTTTGCTTTCTGGTGCAGGAGCAGCTTCTCTTTCTCCTATTGCTGTTGGAGATAGCGGAAAATTGTTGATGGGTGTTAGTGCTAATTATCCAACATGGACTGCTTCTACGTATCCAGATTCTGTTGCTATAGGTGATGTACTTGTAGCATCAGCGGCAGATACGATAGGAGTTGTAACAGGAGCGGCTATATCTGGGTATTTATTAACAGCAAATGGAGCGGGAACAGCGCCTACGTTTCAGGCACCGGCTCCTAGTGGAGTTCTGAGTGTATCGTCTACTTATCTTGATGTAACTGATGTTGCAGGAGCAGTAACTGTAGATACTTATGCTGTGTTGCAAAGTGATACAGGGTTTGAGTCTTGGTCTGCTGCGGGTCCATATTTTGATGATACTGTTTTAGGTGATTTTGAGCTTCTAGTTGGTGGGACTGGTTACATAAAAGGTGTACCTGTAACATGGGCTGGAGGTCAAACAGTAAGTGGGTTAACAGCTGGTAATACGTATTTAATTTATATCGACGATACTGGAACTATAGGTAAGACAACTTCTTTTGATCTAGCTACATTCCAGGATTATATTCCGTTATTTCAGTGTATGCGTGATAGCACTTTACCTACTAATAATCAGGTTACAGTTAAAGAGAACCATCCTTATGATTTTCCTGTTGCTGTATCTATATATGCTCATAATACTATAGGCTGTATAATAGAAAATCACTCTGGTGGAGCTAATATAACTCTTAATGGTACTCAAAAAATAGAAATAGTTGGTACTGATGAGTTAAGTGATCATGGGTTGTATACAACTATTCCTGATAGTGCGGGCGTGGCAGTTGATTTTGTTAAGATGCATACAGACGCATCGGGTAAATGGGTAAGGCAAAATTATAATGATACATTTACTGGTTATTATAATAATGCTGGTACGGCTACTGTATTAGATGCCAATAAATATGGTGTTTATACTCTTTATGTTTCTAAGGATAATCTTAATTCATCTATTCCTGTTTATGGAGCTGTTTTAGACACATCACAGTATAGTAATTTAGCTGCTGCAGATGCTGCCATATCTAATGGGACTACTGCTGTAGCGACAAATGAGGTTGCAAAGCTAGAGAATTCAAGGCTTGGATATATAATTTACCAAAAGAGTACTGATTCTATAATAGATGTAGTTATCTCTAAGGAAACTTTAACAACTGGCTCGTCGTTAGGTGGAACAAATCAAGCTTCGTTAGTGGTAACAAATGTAACTAATTTTGATGGTATTCTGGATTCTGCTGATACTACTGTTCAGGCTGCGCTAGAAACTATTGATGAATGGGGTAAGACGACAACAGATCATGCTTTGCTTTTAGGCAATGGAACAGGTGTTGCTATAGGATCATTAGCGGTTGGCGCGACAGGTGAGACTTTAATGGGCTCAACGGGAGCTGACCCAACATGGACAGGAAGTCCTTCATTTTCTGGTTCTGTAACATCTGGCACAGGAGTGACCGTAACTACCGGAGATGTAGATGTAAGTTCTGGAAGTTTAAAGTTACCGACTACTACATCAGCTGATGGTCAGATAATTCAAAATGGAACTAGACTTATTCATTCTTATGGATTAGCAGCTGACTATAATGTTTTTATAGGAAATTCTTCGGGTAACTTCACGCTAACACCTGGAACAGCGAAATATAATTTTGGATTTGGTTATAATACATTAAATGGTTTAACATCAGGATCTAGAAATGTTTGTATCGGAACTAGTTCTGGAGCGAATATATCGACTGGTGAGTATAATACGACTATCGGAAATGCAACTTTTTCTAATGGCGTTAGTACTGGATCTTATAATACGTGTATTGGCCAAGCTTCAGGATATAGTTATACGTCATCAGAGTCTTCTAACGTATGTATCGCTAATACTGGTACGGTTTCAGAGTCAAACACTATACATATTGGAACACAGGGAACTGGTAATGGACAACAAGACACTACCTATATCGCTGGTATTTATGGAGTAACACCTACAGGAGGCAATGATGGACTTGTTGTTACAGATAGTAATGGTCAGCTTGGTTCAACATTGACACCTACAGTGACATCTTTGACTACAACTGGTTCTGTAACAGCTGGCACTGGAGTAACAGTCACCACAGGAGATGTAGATGTAAGTTCTGGAAGTATTAATTTACCTACTACAACGGCTACTGATGGTCAGATAACCATAAATGCTAGCAGGTATCTTCATGCATATGGAACTAACAGTGTTTTTTTAGGCAAAGAAGCGGGTAATTTTACATTAACTGGAAATAATAATTTGGGGCTCGGATATCAATGCTTAAAATCTGTAACATCTGGTCAGGCCAACAATGGGCAAGGATCGCAAACATTGCCGGATTTGACGTCTGGGTCGTACAATACCGCGATTGGCCAGTCTGCGCTATTTGAATTAATTGATTCTGATCACAACGCTGCCCTAGGAAATAATACTTTAGGTCAATTATTGCATGGGTCTCATAATTTAGCCTTGGGACGAGCTAATACATATGCAGCTGGATATCTTTATACTGATTCTGAGAGTTATAATATATGTCTTTGCCATGAAGGTGTAGCTGCAGAATCTGGAAAAATAAGAATTGGTAATTCTACTAATCATAATGCTTGCTATATTGCTGGTATTTATGGAGTAACACCAGGTGGCACATTAAATGTAGCCTATGTTGATTCTAATGGTCAACTTGGTTCAGTGGCTTCACTAGGGGTTGCTAACGGTGGTACTGGGGCTGCTACATTAACTGACCATGGAGTTCTTTTAGGTTCTGGAACTGGAGCTATAACAGCTACTGCAGTTGGATCTACAGGGGAAGTTCTAATAGGAACCACTGGAGCTGACGCTTCTTGGAGTTCAACACCTACAGTAACAACTATGAATGCAACAACGTTTGATACTAATGTTGCAGCAGCTGGGTTAACGCTTACTGGTACTACTTTAGCTGCTGATGGTACAGATGCTAATATTGATATAGTTATTACACCTAAAGGTACAGGAACGATTCAATCTTTACCTGTTTATGGTAAATCAATAGGTGGTACTAATGCGGCTGTATTAGTTGATAATACTGGACTATTTGGAACAACTACATCATCTAAAAGGTTTAAAGAGAATATTTACGATATGGATTCGTATAGTTCTTCTATTTTGGATTTAAGACCTGTTGTATTTAACTATAAGAACGATCTTTCTAAGCGTAGGCAGTATGGTTTGATAGCTGAAGAGGTTATGGAGCACATGCCTTTGTTGGTTAATTTGGATGATGAAGGGTTGCCTTATAACGTTAAATATCATGATCTTCCTCAGTTATTATTAAATGAGCTTATTAAGCAGTCAAAAAAAATATCCAGTCTTGAAGATCGCCTTGAAAGCTTAGAAGCTATCTTAAAAGGAAAGGGTTTTTGATGACAAAGAAGTTTACGGGACAAGGAGTTTTAAACTATCGGGGTGTCAATGCGGTGGCGCCCCCTGATTTATCGTCGTATGAAAGAGCTCCTTTGACTACTGATTATAGAGAGTTTGATATAGGTCATTTGTGGTTAGAGTCGGGCACTGAAAATATTTGGATGTTGACAGATAAGGAGGCTCACGTTGCGACTTGGACTCTTATAACTGGAGGTGGAGTTGGTTCTATAATTCAGGTTAATGGTGGAACTAATATAACTACTGTTAACCCTACTGGTCCTACGGTAACAGTTAATTTGGATGACAGTGTTACTTTGGCTGGTAGTTTAACTATTTCATCTTTAGGTAAGGGTGTATTACAGACTAATGTTTCGGGTTTGGTTTCTACGAGCGCTGGCACTGATGGTCAGGTTTTGGTTGGCAATACATCTGGGGCGCCTGCCTGGTATACGCTTACATCTGCTGACGGTTCTGTGGTGTTTAACCCAGGTCCTGGAACTCTTGATTTGCAGGCTACTGGAGGAGGAGGCGGTGGAGGATTGACCTCTATGCCAACTGACAGTGGTACAGCGACTGTTTCAGCTACTGGAACTATAGATGTATTAGGTGGTTTAAACATTAACACGGCGGCTTCAGCAGCTCATGAGGTTACCGTTAGCCTAGACAACAGTATTTCTCTTTCTGGAACGATTACGTCAGTTGGAGATATTACGACAACTGGAGGCAACCTCGAGGTAGATACTGGAGACATAACGGCTACGTTAGGATCTATAACTGCAGGAAATGAGATTACAGCGGCTGCGGATATTACGACAACTGGTGGTAACATTGAGGTAGATATAGGAGATATTAATGTTACGTTAGGTGATATTACTGTTGGTAATGACGTTACTGTTGGTAATGATCTGACTGTTTCTAGTTTATCTAATGGGGTTGTTCAGAGTTCAGCGGCTGGATTGTTTAGTTCTAGTGATGGAACAGTTGGTCAGTTATTGATAACTGATGGTGCTGGAACTATTGCTTGGGCTAATTTAACTGCTGGTTCTAATATAGCGATAGATGACAGCAGTGTTCCGGGTCAGATTACAATATCTGCAAGTGGTGGTTCGAGTGGTGTATCTCAGGTAGATGGTGGAACTAATATAACAACGGTTGACCCTACTGGTCCTACTGTAACTGTAAATTTGGATGATGATGTTACTTTAGCTGGTTTTTTAAACGCGGCTACAACAGTAACAGCTGGCACAGGAGTGACTGTAACAACTGGAGATGTGGACATAAGCTCAGGTAGTCTTAACTTACCGACGACAACGGCTACAGATGGTCAGATAATACAAAATTCATCGCGTTTATTACATAGCTATGGTAGTGATAATTTATTTTTAGGACCTGGTTCGGGTAATTTTACATTAACAGGAGATTTTAACTTAGGTCTAGGTCAATCATCGCTAGACGCTTTAACTTCAGGAACCCGTAATGTTTGTATGGGAAGTGACGCTGGCGGTAACTTAACAACAGGAAGTGCTAACAATTTATGGGGTGTTTCTACTGGGGGCTCGTTAACTTCAGCGGTTTATAACACTTTTATTGGTAAGACAACAGGTGTATTCGTAACAACAGGCTCTTATAACACGGCAATAGGATGTTCCTCAGCCTCTAACGCTGACGGAACTGGTTATGGTGCTGGTGCATCACTTGGAACAACAAGTAGCAGTAATATTTTAATTAGTAATGACGGTGCAAGTGAGTCTAATACTATACGTATAGGTATAGATGGCTCTGGAGATAAACAGCAGAATCGCGCGTTTATAGCTGGTATCTATGGAGTAACTCCTGTTGGTGGAATAGAAGTTGCTATAGTTGATAGTAATGGTCAGCTTGGTTCAGTAAGTACAGGGACATCGGGCTATGTATTAACGTCTAACGGTCCTGGTGTTTTGCCATCATTTAAGGTATCCGGTGGTGGTGGAGGTGGTTTATTAACTAACCCTACTGATAGTGGAACAGCGACTATTTCTGGAGCTAATGCAATAACATTGCATGGTGGCACTAACATAGGAACTGTAGCAAGTGGAGCTAGTGAGGTTAGTATAAACTTAGACCCAAGTATAATTTTAACTGGTTCGGTTACAGCTGGTACAACTCTAGCGGCGGGAACTTCGGTTACAGCAGGTACTACGATATCGTCTACAGGTAATATCACGTCTATTTCTGGAAATGTGTCATCAACGGCAGGGTCTGTTTCTGCTGGAACAACTGTAACAGCTGGTACATCTATAAGTTCAGGAACGTCTATTACAGCTGGTAGTACATTGGCGTCTACAGGGGCTACGACAGTAGGAACAGCGTTGACTGTTTCTGGTTTAGGTCGCGGCGTTGTACAGAGCTCTGCGGCTGGACTGTTTAGTTCTAGTGAAGGCACTGATGGTCAAGTATTAATTGGATCTAGTACTGGAGCGCCTGCGTGGGCTTCTTTGACTGCCGGATCTGGCATTTCTATTACGCCTGGTGCTAACAGTATAACTATCACTAATACTGGTGGTGGAGGAGGAGGAATAACCACTATAAGCGGTGGAGATAATATCGTAGTCAGTAGTCCAACTGGACCGACTACTACGGTTAGCTTAGCCAATCCAATTGCATGGAATTATGCTGGTCAAATAACAATGCAGGGAGGTAACTTTTTAAGTGGTCCTTTAAATGGTCGTAGTGTTGCATTGGGTGCTGGATCTGGCGCTGCTGATTTTAGTGTTTCTGTTGGAGCAGGATCATTGCAATTAAGTACTGGAGGTTATAATACAGCTGTTGGATACGGAACTGGATCTTTAATAACATCTGGAGATCTTAATGCTTTAGTTGGACATAACTCTGGGGCCTCAATAACAACAGGAGGAAGTAATACACTTGTAGGGTATAGAGGCAGACTTACATCTGGTACTAGAAATGTAGGTATAGGCATCGATAACTATGGAGGTCCAACAACAGGAAGTTACAATACTCTTATTAATGGTGGTTTCGATCTCGCTTCGTCGGAATCTAATAATGTTTTAATATCTAATGATGGAGTTGTTGGTGACAATAATACGATAAGGATAGGTACAACCGGAACTGGTAATTTTGAACAAAATAAGCTTTTTGTTGCAGCTACTTATGGAACAAATATAGGAACAGGTTCGCTAGTTTACGTTAATTCAGATGGGCAGCTTGGAACAGTTACATCAGATGCTCTTCCAAGATCTGCGTTTAGGGCGTATCAGGCAAGTAATAGAGCTAATGTCACTGGAGATGGTAGTACGTATTGGCTTGGTGCTAATATCTCAATGGTAGAAGAGTATGATTCTGGTGGTGATTTTTATCCTGGAAACGGAGCTGGATCTAATGCAGTATTTACAGCACCTATAACTGGATTATATAATTTTACGTTAAGTATTTTGCTTACTAACCTTCAAGAGCCGCCTCCAGATCCGCCTGTTTATATTTATGTATATACTGATCCATTAAATATAGTGACAACATCTAAAACTTATCAATTGATTAACCCTGCCTTAGTTTATAATGATGAGCAAACGTTGTTTTATACGGTATTTGCGAGGATGTCTGCTGGTGATACTGCCCAGTTTAACTGTGCTATCATAGTTGAGCAGGGAACCAAAACAGTAGGTGTTGGAGCTACCCATACTTGGATTGGTGGATTTTTAATAGCTACTTAATATAAGGAGTTTTAATTATGAAAATAAAGATAGATGACAGAGTTATATTTGAGTTAGATGATATAAAGAAAGCCATTTTTAAGGATATTATTTTTGAGGAAGATTTTGAGTCTGAGATTGAGAGGCTTGTTAAGTGGGTCTTGGAGCATAATTTGAGTAATATAACTAGATCTTTAAGGGAAAAATGGATGCCTTTATTGGGTGAGATGGGTATTGATTCTATACCTACTAGTGATGAGGGTTTTGCTAGGGTTATATTTAAGCATAAGAGTTATAAGAATAGATCTAAGCGGGATAAGAAATTTCCGGATAAGATAAAAAGTATAAGTGATCTTCCTCCGGGTAGATAATTATAAAAGGGGCCTTCGAAGGCCCCTTAATGTTTTAGCACAACTGCTTCATGGGTTGTTTTTTTGTTTTAGTGAGGTCGAGGTTAGTAAGGTCTAATGTATCTTTTTTTATTATGGCTTCTTTTGTTATTTTGTCTTGTATTATTTTGGATGTGTTTTCTGGGTCTAGAATGAAGTATACGTTTACTTCTTGGGTTTCTGGTTCTGGTTGATGGCTTGTGTAGTGGTTAATTATTAGATACGACATGATGCCGGAAATGATTGAGAGTATTATAGCGGATACCATTTTTGAGTAGCTCATTCTTTATCTCCTTAATATTTGAATAAGTCTTTCTGTGTTTATTTGGTCTTTGTTGTTTATTAGCTTTAAGCATACATCGATAAACTCTTCATTAGAAAGAAGGTTACTAAAAGTCATGCTAAGTATCATTTCTATAGGTTTCCATTGCGGATGTTTTAAGCTTGTTGATGTTTGTACGTAGTAAACATCTCGCTCTCCTGAAATTACTTTTATTATTGTTCCATAAGGTTCGTGTGTAAGTTTATTGGGTGGAGTATATCGTTCTATCATTATCGTCCGAGTTTATTTTTTATTTCTCGTATTCTGTTGAGTGCGGTTCTGTATTTAGATTTAGGTAGGTCGGTTATGCTTTGTATTCTGTATGCGTCAAGTATTTCAGATCGGAAGTCATCGAGGTTTACCATTTCGTTTTCTATTTCGGCGACTTGGTCTTTAGATATTGGCTCGAAGCTTTCTTTTTTGGAGTCGTAGACGTTAGCGCCTGATGCTGCTCTTGCTATTATCTCTCTTGCGGAAGCCATTTGTCTTACTGCGTTGTCATCGTCAGGGTTATTAATTACAGTGATACTTAAAATGGCCATGATCTGAGTTCGTGTTAGGTGCATAAGCGCTGATGAATATGTTTGGGTGTCGTTCTTGGATGGGAGTAGTCTAGCTCGGGATTCTATCCATTGACCTGAGGAGTGCCATAATCTGGTTTCTAAGATAGTTTCTCCGCTGTCTAGTATGATTGTCCTAGTAGTGATAGAAAGATCGTTCTTAGAGAGTAGTGGTCTCATGTTAGTTAGGATTAGGTCTAGGTCTGCGTAGTCGTTTCCGAAGTAGCTGTCTTTTCGGTTATATTTTATTTGAGGGTATTCGCTAAAGGTTTTTGCAAGTGATGCGTTGAGCTCGTTAGTTTGTTGTGACTGGTAAGATTTGCTGTATGGTTTTTCTTTATTTATTTTATCTATTTTTTTAGTTAGCTCTTCGATAGATTTAAGCAGTGTTTCGTTACTTATATTACTTTCCATCAACTCTCCTTAGGTATTAAGACTCGTTGTTAACTAACTTATTTTTAGGCTTTCTTCCTGGTTTTTTCTTGTTGTGTAGTTTATCTAGTTCTTTTCTGATGCCGTCTGTTGCCTTGATTATTGATTCTTGGCTAGAGATTATATGGCCTACCGATTTCCTTGTAGACATTAAAATTTCAAGGGTTTTGTTCGTAAGATCGTATGCATCTTGCAGCGCATTACATGATTTACGGTAAACTATGGATGATGTTATTAGCATTGCTCCACATAATACTACTAAGTAAAAATCTATCATTATCTCCCTTTCTCGTTTTTATGGTTTATCGCCTTTATTACTCTTATTTATATCCATTATTATCGTCTTCTTTTGCATCTACAACTCCGGTTATATCTTGGTAGGAGTATCTTTTTAGGTATGATCTTGTTGACCCAAACTCTTGTTGTTTAGATAGTCGTGTGTTGGGGTTTATGTAATCCAAGATGCTTACTTTTGAGCTTATCCATTGTCCTGATGAATGTAAAAGTAAGGTTTTAAGGTTTCCGTTAGTATATGTCTGAATAACGGATAGTCCGTTTTTGTTTAAAGAAGGGTCAGCTGCTTTTTTAAGGTCTGCAAATGTAGCATAAACTGAGTTATGAGCTCTTGAGTCTTTTCTGGCTACAGACATGGTGGCCTGTGCCGCAGCTAAGGCCTCTGCAAGCTTATCTATTTCATCTGAGCGGTATGGCTCTGATGGCTCTTCTTGTTTATCGT